CTCCTGAAGGCGACTGGAACGTCTGGCTAGTTCTCGCTGGTCGTGGTTTTGGTAAAACTCGTCTTGCGTCCGAGTGGGTACGCGAACAAGCAAAGTACACAAAAGATGGACAGCGCCGCTTTGCTCTCGCCGCCCGTACTGCTGCTGACGTTCGTGACGTTATTGTTGAAGGTGAATCTGGAATTATCTCGGTCTCGCCTCCCTCAGAGAAGCCACACTACGAGCCATCCAAGCGACGTCTGACTTGGCCCAATGGAAACACCGCAACGCTCTTCACCGCTGATGAGCCTGACTCGCTTCGTGGTCCGCAGTTCACACACGCATGGGGCGATGAGGTGGCTGCATGGCGTCAGACTCCAGACGCTGCTGGTATGACTGCGTTCGACAACCTTCGCGTTGGTACTCGTCTTGGTAAAAATCCTCAGATTCTAGTTACGACCACCCCTAAGCGAGTTCCGCTGCTCTACAAACTTATTGAAGAGTCCAGAACAGACAGACCAGGAATCTCTAAAGTTGTTGTCACAAAAGGCTCCACGATGGATAACGCGGGCAACCTATCGCAGGCTTATCTAGACACTATTATGGGAGTATACGAAGGCACTAACCTTGCCCGCCAAGAGCTTTATGGAGAGATGCTCGATGATGTTGAAGGTGCGCTCTGGACTGAAGAGATGGTTGAGTCCGCTAGAGAAGCGGTTTATCCGCTTTCTACTCCGCTACGTGTTATCGGCGTGGACCCTTCAGTTGCTGAGAATCCCCGTGATGAGTGTGGAATTGTGGTATGTGCGTCAAGCGCCGAACATGACCTCTATAAGAGAAACGCGTGGGTTCTTGAAGACGCTTCAATTCACGGTTCCCCAGACACCTGGGCCCGTAAAGTTGTGGAGATGGCTCGTAAGTGGGGTTGTCCCGTTGTTGCCGAAGTTAATCAAGGAGGCGCACTTGTTAAAAACGCTATTCTCTCGATAGACCCGACGATCAAGGTTCTAGAGGTCCATTCCAAGTACGGAAAGCAGCTTCGAGCAGAGCCTACAGTCCTTGCATACGAACAGGGGCGCGTCCACCACGTTGGGTATCACCAAGACCTCGAATCTCAGATGTATTCTTGGATTCCAGGCGAAGGAAAATCACCAGACCGCGTCGATGCACTAGTTCACGCACTAACTGCACTGCTAATCAAGCCTCCTCCAGGTTTTTCGGGCGGGAAAATTCGCGCAAAAAGCTATGCAGATAGAAAATTAGGTGTCACAAATCCAAATACACGCCCTGGCGGACGGATTTTTAGGGTAAGATAGTGTCCAAGATACTTTTAGACAGGTTCCCCTGTCATCTGGTGGCTATAGCCGCTGGAAAAATTGACGATGTCGCGACTCTTCGGAGTTTTGAACCCACTCCGGGGACCACATATTTAGAAATTACAAGGGTGATTATTACTGATGAGCACATCATGGTGGCGAAAGATGGGCCAGACGGGCCCCAAATCGTCTTTCGGGAAGCATATTCGACGTTCATCCCGTCGAAAAAGGCTGATGAAGACTCTTTTGTTGTCACTTCGTCGGGAAAGATGCTAGCATTTAAGAAAGATCGCGGCTGCGGCTGTGGTTCTAGACTGCGCGGATGGAATCCGTACAAAACTTTAGCTTCTATGGAGGACTAAATGGAAATAACAGCAGTAACTTTTGTCGTTTTGGCTCTTGGAGCATACAGAATGACGCATTTGATCACTACAGACGCGATTGCTGATGGTTTTCGCAACTGGATTTGGTCAAAATACTCCCCGATGACTAAAATCGGGTACCTAATCACTTGTAATTGGTGCACTGGGTTCTGGGTTTCACTACTTTTCGTAATTGGAGCCTCGATTTTACCCCAATTCACGTTTGTGGTATCATTAGTATTGGCTATTTCTGCTGTAATCGGGCTACTTTCAGCTCTGATTGAGCGATAAGACAGGTAGGAGCCACTTTTGGCTATTTTCAAGAAAGAAAACGAGAAACCAAGCGAATCTCGTAGGGGTGTACGTGCTTCAGCACCTAAAACTGCCACTCGAGTAGCTCCTGGCGTCTCTGTTGACTCTTTTGGAGTTGTTTATGCTGAACCACAGGTGTTTAACACTCCTCGGCCACTCACTGCAGCCGCTGCTCAGGTAAAACTAGACGACAAGACTGAAGCAGAGCTCTTTAAAGCTCGTCGGCAGTCAGCATCTACCGCTTGGCAGACCGAAGCTTGGGAGTATTACGACTCAATTGGTGAAATCAAGTACGCTTTCAACCTAGTTGCGTCTGTTGTCTCTCGTATCCGACTTTACGTTGCCGCGATTGACAACCCTAGCGAGGCTCCTGCTCCCATCCAAGACATTGACTCTATTGACGGACGTCTGAAAGCTGCTGCGCATCGTGCACTAGACCGTCTAAGCTCTGCTTACGGCGGGCAGCCAGGTCTTCTTAAGGATGCGGCTCTAAACCTACAGGTCACTGGCGAGTGTTACCTAGTACAGCTCCCAGAGAGGGTAGGCTCTCAGCTCCCCGAGACTTGGGACATGCGTTCTGTAGATGAGTTGCAGGTTGACTCTAAAGGTAACTACATCATCAACCCGCGACGTGATATTGGTGGCGGAACATCGTCAATCATGAGCCAAGGAAATAAGGAAGCTATCATGCTTCCTCGTTCTGCTTTTGTTGGACGCATCTGGCGTTCACACCCTCGCTACACCCAAGAGGCTGACTCAAGCTTGCGCGGCCTACTAGATCTTTGTGCCGAGCTTCTACTTTTGAATAGGACATTCCGTGCGACTGCTCGCTCTCGCCTCAATGCTGGCGCTCTATATCTCCCTGACGGTCTTTCTGTTGCCGCTGGTCCTGATCCTGATTATCCTTACGATGAAGATGGCAATTACAACGAAACTTACACAGCTGAGGAAGCAGCGGATGAGTTTGAAGACCAGCTAATCGATGCAATGACCACTCCGATTAAGGATGAGGATTCTGCATCTGCTGTTGTACCACTTATTATCCGTGGACCTGCAGAGCTTGGCGACCGCATCAAGCAGTTTAAGTTTGAGCGTTCTTTCGACCCCGCCTTGGCACAGCGTGCAGACCGTGTGCTTGAGCGCATCATGCAGGGACTTGACGTTCCTAAGGATGTAGTCACTGGTCTAGCGAATGTTAAATATTCGAACGCGCTGCAAATTGACGAAGCTCTTTACAAGGCACACATCGAACCGCTGATGCTGCTCATAGTTGACGCGCTGACTGTTGTCTACCTGCGTCCATTCCTAATTGCCAACGGGTACCCAGAAGATGAGGTAGCAAAGGTCTGCATTTGGTACGACCCATCTCTGGTTGCTACTCGCAATGACCGCGCTGCAGATGCAGACATGGGATTCGACAAGCTTGCCGTCTCTTACGATGCATGGCGTCGTGCTCACGGATTCTCAGAAGCAGATGCTCCAGACCCCAAGGAGTATGTACTTCGTATGGTCATGCAAAAGGGCATGGTTACACCAGAGCTCACTGAAGCACTTCTCAGGTCTGTAGCCCCTGAGGTAATGGGAGAAGTACGAGAGCAGGCAATGGAAGAGAGCGGAGCTGGAATACCACCAGAAATAGACGAACTGTTGCAAGGAGAGCCTGCAGCAACAGATCAACCCGCCGAGGGAGAGCAAGAGCAGCAAGCTCCAATCTCTCCTGCTGAAGCTACTCCACCACTAGCAGAACCAGAGGCATAAAATGCACCACCCAAACCCAGAACTAGGCGAAAAGCTAGCGCACCTATTAGCTGACACCGTCACGACCAGATTTATCTTTCAGGGATATCACTGGAACGTACTTGGCCCAGACTTCGGTGAGTATCACGAGTTCTTCGGAATGCTGTACGAAGACGTCGAAGGCTCAGTTGACGACCTTGCTGAAAATATTCTTAAGGTTGGCTACCCAGCGCCTTACCTACTACAAGACTACCTAGAGCTTTCCTGCATCAAAGAAGAGCGCCACGACGGTTCTTCCGTTCAGTTCATGCTTCAGTCAGCACTTCGCGTCAACGACACCATGATTGCTTGCTTGCATGAAGCAGGAGAGATTGCAGAAAAGTGCCGCGAGTTTGGTCTTATGGACTTCCTCGCTCAGCGCGAAGACATGCACAAAAAGTGGAGATGGCAGATTAAGGCATTCCTAGGAGTTCGATAGTGTCTGAGTACCTCGACAAAGTAATTAATGCTTCTGGCGGTCACGCTGCGCCTGCAGAAAATCTAGAAGCTGGTAAAAAAGAAGCCCCTGAAGGCTACCACTACATGCCAGACGGAACTCTTATGAAGGACTCCGAGCACGAAGACGAGGCTGCTCTAGAAAAGAACGCTGATGATCCCTGCTGGGAAGGCTACGTTCAAGTTGGCATGAAGAAGGGCAAGGGTGGTGACATGGTGCCAAACTGCGTCCCGCTGAAGGCTGCTCAGGCTCTCGAAAAAGTTCAATCTTTCCTTACTTCAGACGAGATTGAAACTGTACTATCCCACTACAACTCCAATGTTGGTGGATCTCGTCAAGTTTCGCTCTCTGCTGCTGCAGAAGTAGCTTCTCGATCATATGACGCGTATTCTGACGGGTGCGCTTCCGATAAACTCTCGGACGCTATTCTGTGGGAGCTTCACTCATTTCTAGAATATGCAACCTTAGGTGCTAGTGAAGACTTAGATGTAGTCTCTGACCACGAAGACTTGCTCAATGCTGGCCACCCCGCTCAGGGTATGACTGCCTCTGCCGAGGCAAGAATTGACTGGGCATCTGGTGCACCTGAATTTGACGAAGCTTCTCGTGAAGTTGTGAAGACTGCTCTATCCGAAACATCTTCAGAGCTAGAAGCTGTACATGCATTCAGCAGGCTACGAGCACTTACGGCTAGCGGCAAGCTCGACGAGAGCACAGTAGAGCTAATAAACAAGCTCGCAACTAACTAACAACAATCTTAATAGGGTAAAATTTTAGTAGTTCACTGCTATTTAAGAGGATTTTAATGTCTAACCTCGAAGTCTTAATCGCCGACGGCAACTCCGCTGCTGCTCGTCGCGCCCGTGTAAAGCTTCAGCCACGTGACAAGAAGGGCCGCTGGGTTCCGACTGGTGCTGCACTTCTTGCAATGATTCGTGATCTTTCTGGTACCGCTAAGAAGTACAAGCTGAAGGCTATTGGTGGAACTGCAACGAAAAAGGGTGAAAAGAACAAGATTAGGGCTCTTGTAACGGAAGATATTCCAGAGCTAAAGCTGAGAAAAAACACTGTAGTAGAGCTAGACCCAGCAGCTACAGAGCTTGACACCCAAATCAAGCTTGATCGCGATTTCCTAGAGCGTAAGGGTATTGATCCTGACCTGCAGCACACCCTACCAAAAGGGCTTGGCCAGAAATACAACAAGCTAGAAGACCTAAACCCTAAGCGAGCAGATGACCTAGACATTGAGCTTGCAACTGGTGGTCTCACCGACGAAGAAGACAAAGACTTCCGCGCAGAGCGCGACCAAGAGCCTCTAGCAAAGCTACCTCCAGGAATGGAAGAGCTGAGCAAGGATGAGCTCGACGCACTGACTCGTGGCGGACCTAA